AACTCTATAGTCATATAAAACTAACTAACAGTAGGCAATACCTATGTTTAGAGAAGCTTTGGACTCGTGAGTCACAATGGAATCCAAGAGCTGATAACAAGAGATCATCTGCTTATGGAATACCACAACTATTAAAGCTAAAGACGAAAGATCCTTATAAGCAGATAGATGCCGGGCTTAAGTACATAGCTCATAGATACGGCACACCTTGTAAAGCATTGGCATACCATCTGAAGACTGGACATTACTGATGGCTAAGCGCGGTGATCCCAGGCTGTCGGCTGGGTACAAGATGGTTAGGCTACGGGTACTACATCGAGATAACTATGTGTGCTTCTATTGTGGTGGTGATGCTAACCAGGTTGATCATGTAGTACCTATATCAAAGCAAGGTGATGTGATGGATATGGATAACATGGTTGCAGCTTGTAAGCGGTGCAACGTAGCCAAGGGTGATCGGTCTCAGGGCGTTTTTTTAGCCAAAGGCGCTACCCCCCCTGCCTTTTCAAATCGTACCTCCCCGATCACGCTGGTACAGGTTCAAACAGGCCCATGTTTGGGCCAACCTAGCCAAGGCCCGACAGGATGACTACCAAAGTTAAACCGATCAAGCGGGGGCTAGTTGAGCCACGCCTTCACAGCCCATACCTGAAGGGTAAATCTCGCATTGATGAGGTTGCTGAACTAGCTGAGAAAATCGGCTACCCGTTATTACCCTGGCAACGATTTGTACTAGAGGATATGTTGCGTGTGGATAAGGATGGCGGTTTTATCCGAAAAACAAACCTACTTTTATGCGCCCGGCAGAACGGCAAAACCCACCTTGCCCGTATGCGCATCCTGGCTGGCATGTTCTTATTTGATGAAAAGAAAATCCTTATTATGTCGTCTAATCGCAGCATGGCACTTAGCACTTTCAGAGAAGTGGCCTATGCGATCGAAGGCAGCCCAGAACTAAAGAAGCAGATTAAGGCAATCCGATACGCCAATGGCACGGAGTCCATTGAGCTGCTAAATGGCGCACGGCTAGATGTTGTAGCTGCTACCCGTGACGGATCGCGTGGCCGTACAGCTGATCTGCTATTTATAGATGAAGTACGCGAGATAACCGAGGAAGGCTACGCAGCTGCGCTACCGACTACACGCGCCCGAGCCAATGCCCAGACTTTAATGTGTAGCAATAGCGGTGATGCCTTTAGCATCGTGTTAAACCAGCTGCGAGAACGCGCCCTATCTAGTTCATCTAAGAGCTTTGGCTATTATGAGTACAGCGCGCCACAGTTTGCCAAGATAACCGACCGTGCAGGCTGGATAGCGGCTAACCCAGCCCTAGGCCATACGATCACCATGGAGTCAATCGAGGAAGCCCTTAACACGCAATCGGTCGAGCAATTTCGCACCGAAACTTTGTGCCAGTGGATTGATAGTCTGCAGTCGCCTTGGCCTTATGGATCGATCGAGGCAACTAGCGATAGCGCACTTAAAATGTCACCTGGGCCGCTTACAGTGTTTGCCTTTGACGTATCCCCAAGCCGTAGAGATGCCAGCCTAGTTATGGGGCAGCTGTTACCCGATGGCCGCGTAGGTGTTGCTGTATTGGAGACTTATAACAATCAGGTAGCCGTAGATGAGCTAAAGATTGCGGCAAGCATTAAAGGCTGGTGCGATATGTATTATCCGCGCACAGTTTGCTTTGACAAATACACAACCGCATCAATCGCTAAGCGGCTTGAACTATCTGGCGTAGCCGTACGCGATGTATCGGGTGCTGAGTTTTATACAGCTTGTAGCGATCTACACGATGCCCTAAGCAACGGCCGTTTAGCCCATAGCGGCCAAGAATTGCTAGTCCAACATATGAATAACAGCGCAGCTAAGATCAATGACTCAGCCTGGCGTATCGTGCGGCGTAAGTCTGCTGGCCCTGTAGATATTGCTATTGGCCTAGCGATGGTCATACATATCCTTGCCCAGCCCGTACAAGAAGCCAAGATATACGCCTAACGACACGCCGAACACAATCGGTAATATGCTTGACAATTTGAGAAAATCCCACCTATGGGATTACTGGAAACTTTAGGTTTTAAGGCTAAGGCAGAAGTTACTGCCCAATACGCCCCTGCCATCATGGACAGTACATACGGCGCTGGCATGTATAGCTATAACAGCGGCCTATCTAACTATGGTTATGGCGTTGCGATTGATCGCAGCTTAGCTTTACAAGTACCTAGCGTTAGCCGTTGCCGCAATTTAATTGCAGGCGTTATATCAAGTATTGAATTAGGCCTATATAAAAAATCTACAGGTAAGAAATTAGAATCCCCGGTATGGCTAGAGCAACCAGATATACGCCAACCGCTTAGCGTTACTTTGGCTTATACCGTAGATGCCTTGCTATTTTACGGCGTTGGTTATTGGCGCGTTACATCGCTATATGCAGACGATGGCCGCCCATCTGGTTTCGAATTTATCCCAAATACTCGCGTTACAGTAACTACAAATAAGTACGGCGATGAAGTTGAATATTATTCTGTAAATGGTGAACGCGTACCTATGGGTGGTATTGGATCGCTAGTTACATTTCAATCATTACTCCCTGGCGTATTACAGACTGGCGGCCGCACAATCCAAGCTGCGTTAGATATTCAAAAGGCTGCAGCAGTCGCAGCTGCTACACCTATGGCGACCACGATCCTTAAAAATACCGGGGCTGATTTACCAGAGGCGCAGGTACAAGGGTTACTAGCTGCATGGAAATCGGCTAGACAAAATCGCAGTACCGCATATTTAACTAGCACTTTAGAGGCGCAAAATATTGGCTTTAGCCCTAAAGATATGACTTATAACGAAAGTAGCCAATACCTTGCTACTGAAATAGCGCGTTTAATGAACGTGCCTGCCTATTACATAAGTGCAGATATGAATAACAGCATGACATATCAAAATATTCTAGATGGCCGTAAAGAATTCGTGGCTTATTCATTACAGCCATTTATTAGCGCAATCGAAAATCGTTTAAGCATGGATGACATAACCGCGCATGGTAATCGTGTGCGCTTTGCTGTAGATGAAACTTTCCTACGCGCAGATACCATGGCGCGACTAGATGCAATAGAAAAAATGTTAAGCCTGGGTTTGATCGATGTCGAGCAAGCCCAACAGATGGAACAGCTAACACCTAATGGATCAGGAGATACTGCAAATGTTGCACTTAACGTTTAATAACGCGATTGAGGCGGCCGATGGAGATCGCCGCATGATCTCAGGCAAAATTGCGCCATACAATGAAGTCGGTTATACATCTGCTGGCCCGGTTGTATTTGAAAAAGGATCTATAGCAATTCCAGATGCAACGAAAATTAAATTGCTAATGCAGCATGACAGCACTAAGCCAGTTGGCCGTGCTACAAGCTTTAGCGATAACACAGATGGCGTTTATGCATCTTTTAAAATTTCAAGTAGCAGCCGGGGACAGGATGCACTTGTACTAGCCCAGGAAAACCTTGTATCTGGTTTATCCGTTGGTGTGGATGTATCCGCATCAAAGCAGATGAAAGGCTACCTGTTAGTTACCGCTGCAGTCCTGAAAGAAGTAAGCCTTGTAGAGTCGGCTGCTTTTGATTCAGCGGCCGTAACTGATATTGCAGCGGCTAAAGCTGAACTAGAAGCAGCGATGAGTAACAGCACAAAAACCACAACGATCAATACGACAATCGTAGAGATCGAAACCGAAACCGAAACCGAAAGCGAGGCAGCTGTGACTACAGCCCCTATTGATACACCGGATGTACCGGCAGAAAAACCAGTCGAGGCTGCACCAGTTCAAGCAGCTCGCCAAATTATTCGCCCATCCGTATTAGACAGCCAAACAGTACGCACACCAATTACATCGATGGCAAAGTACACAGAGCATAAGATCAAGGCTGCACTAGGCAACCAAGAATCAATGCTCTACGTTACAGCTGCAGATGATTCTTTTAGCACTAACCCTGCATTTAATCCAACACAGTACCTATCAGAATTCCCAACGAATACACGTTTTGGAACTCCTGCAATCGATGCATGTTCACGCGGCGTATTGCCAGCAAGCGGCATGACAATTAACGTGCCATCACTTGTTACATCAGCAGGCGGCGGTACAGGCGTAGCACCAGTTGTTACAGTCGAAGCTGAGGCAGGCGCAGTACAAAACACAGGTATGGAAACTGCTTACCTATCAGGAACTGTAAATAAGTATTCAGGTATGAACACGATCAGCATCGAACTGCTAGAACGTTCAGACCCAAATTTCTATGCAGAACTAACTAACCAACTACAAAATGCTTACCTAAAGACACTTGATACAACAGTATTAGCTGCACTTGTTACAGCAGGTACTGTTGCAACTACTGCACAAGCTGCTACATCTGCAGGCATCATTGGTTACGCATCAGAATCTGCTCGTCTTGTTTATGAGGCAACTGGTTACTACGCACAGAACTACATCGCCAATGGATCTCAATGGCAGCTACTTATGGGTGCATCAGATACAACAGGTCGCCCAATTTATTCGGCCAGCCAACCAATGAACGCGGGTGGATTGACTCAGCCTGGTTCAATTCGCGGCAACGTACTAGGTCTTGATCTATATGTTGACAAGAACTTTGCAGCTACTACAACAGTAGATGACTCAGCAATTATCCTTGCGCCAGAAGCATTTACTGTTTACCAATCACCACAGGCATATATGTCTGTAAATGTTGTAAGCAACCTACAGGTACAGGTAGCGATCTATGGCTACATGGCAACAATCGCCAAGATGCCTAAGGGAATTATCCGTTACAACTTCACCTAAGAAATAACCCTAATAGTCGGTGGGCGATTAGCCCTTTCGCCCA